TTTCTATATAGGGATGGCTGGCGTTGTCGGAGCATATATGGGGATGACGGCCTACATGTCGGCAAAAAAATAAAATGATGGTAAAAATATACATTCTTCTTTTTGTTGTTGGCTTCGTTGGCAGCACAGCCTATGGCGGTTATTATTATTACAAGGACACCCAGAACAGGATCAAGATACTGACCGAAAACTCGGCTAAACTGGAGGCTGCAAAACAGGCGCAGGACAACACAATCAAGGCTCTTGTTGAAGATGCGGATAAATATCGTAAACTGAACAAGGATCTGGGCGTAGAGTTGCAGAAAGCAGAGAGTTACAGGAACAAGCTGATCGGCAAACTGAGGAAGCACAACCTGAGCCGGTTGAGCCAACAGAAACCCTTACTCGTGGAAAAAAAGATAAATCGTGGAACAAAGAAGCTGTTTGAAAGTCTTCGGCGCATTACTCTTATCCCTCCTTCTCAGTAGTTGCAGCAGTTGGGATGCGCTAAAGCGTATTGAGGTAAAGACGGTTGAGGTTGACCGTGTTATTCCTACCCAGAACAGGCCTCGTCAGCTTGACCTGAATGATATCACCTGGTTTGTTGTTACGGATCAGAATTTTGAGGATTTTAAAAAGCGTTATAAAAAGTATAATGGAAATTTCCTGTTTTATTCGATGAGTGTCAGAGACTATGAAACTTTGGCCCTTAATATGGCGGAGATAAAGCGGTACATAGAACAGCAGAAACAGATAATTATCTATTATGAAAGAGCTGTTGCGCCAAAACCGAAGCCGGAAGCAAAAAACCCGAAAAAATAAGGAAACCTGATGGACGGAGTTCTTTTAGCGGAGCATTTATTTAAACAGATCAAGGAACGGCGCGACCGTATTTCAGAGATGCTGACGGGCGGAACCGTAAAGGATATCGAAGAATACAGGCAATTGGTTGGCAATGTTGAGTCTTTGGAGTATATAGGACAGGAGTTGAGAGAAATCTTGGAAAAGGCGGAGTAATGGCTGATAAGTCTGAGCTTGTTAAAGACATGGAAGACAACCTCGTTTCCATAAAGGCGGCTTATGTAAAACCTGAAGAAAAGGTTCTGGATCCGGATAAGCTTGATGAGGATTCTCTGTCAAGACTTCCCGAACCAACTGGCTGGCGTCTTCTTATCCTTCCTTACAGGGGAAAAGGGAAAACAGAGGGCGGCGTCCTTCTCCCGGACGCTGTGGTGGACCGTGAGTCGGTAGCCACGGTTTGCGGATATGTGCTGAAAGCAGGTCCTCTCGCTTACAGGGACGAAACCAAGTTTCCCGGCGGTGCCTGGTGCAGGGAAAAGGACTGGGTGATTTTCGGGCGCTATGCGGGAGCCCGGTTCAAGATAGACGGTGGAGAAGTCCGCATTCTGAACGACGATGAGGTTATAGCGGTTATACAGGATCCCGAAGACATCCTGCATTTTTAACATGGAGAAGAGCCATGCCTGAACAAGACGAGCTGACTGTTGATCTTCCTTCTGAGGGCCAATCAGTTTCTGTAGACGTGGAGCCGTTACAGGTTTTACCGGAAGACCGGGAAGTCCACGCTGAAACAGAGCACGAGGATTACAGTAAAAAAGTTAAAAAGCGCATTGACCGGCTTACCAAGAAAGCGCGGGAAGCTGAACGACAGCAGGATGCAGCGATCCAGTATGCGCGAAATATTCAGGCAGAGAATCAGGAGCTTAAACACCGGGTCCAGAGTCTGGATCATGGCTACGTCTCAGAGTACGGAGATCGCGTTGCGACGCAGACAGAATCCTTGCAAAGGGACATGGAGACCGCAATCGCAACCAGCGACACGGCTGCCCAGGTTGATCTGAGCAAGAAAATGGCTCAACTGGCGATAGAAGAAGAGCGTGTTAAAGCTGCCAAGTTACAGCAGGCGCAGTCGGCAGCCTATGCACAGGCACAGAATCAGGCTGCCGCGCAGGGCCCTCCTCCACAGGCTGCACCCCAGCAGGCTCCGGTTCGCCCAGACCCAAAGGCAGAGGACTGGGCTTCAAAAAACGACTGGTTTGGTGAAGACGAGGCAATGACCTTCGCTGCATTCGGCATTCACAAAACCCTGGTTGAAGAAGAAAACTTTGACACCGATACTCCCGAGTATTACGATGAAGTTGACAAAAGAATTCGGGACGCCTTTCCCCACAAGTTTAATGGTGGGGCGCAGGCACCTGTTTCAGAAAGCCGCCGCCCACAACAGGCGGTTGCTTCTGCCACCCGCTCCAGCAGTTCTGGGCGCAAAACAGTAAGACTGTCTCCAAGTGAAGTCGCAATTGCGGGAAAACTTGGAGTTCCTCTTGATGAGTACGCGAAATACAAACGCTAGGAGAAGATAAATGGCTGAAGAGACAATTGATCGCACTCCTCGCGCCTCCGGTACACGGGCAAACAGAAGCGCCCGTAAACCTTGGAGCCCCCCGTCCCTTTTGGACGCACCTCCCGCACCGGAAGGTTTCACCCACAGGTGGATCCGCTCTGAAGTCCGGGGCTTTGATGACCGAAAAAATGTTTCTGCCCGCATGCGTGAGGGTTGGGAACTGGTTCGGAAGGATGAGTACCCAAGCTTTGAGGCACCCACTGTTGAAGGTGGACGACACGAAGGTGTTTTTGGCGTTGGAGGACTGTTGCTGGCCCGTATACCAACGGAGATTGTTGAAGAGCGCAAGGAATACTTCGATCAGATGAATTCTGACGCTATGCAAGCGGTTGACAATGATCTTTTTAAAGAAAACCAGCATCATTCGATGGCTATTCAGAAACCTGAGCGCCAGTCGCGTGTTACATTCGGAGGTCCTAAGACATAGGACTTATTGTTTTAAACCCTTTGCTTTGAGGAGCAAAAAATAATGGCTAATACCAACGGAAGCTTTGGTCTTCGCCCCTTGAGTAAACAAGGCGGTGCGGCCAATTCCACAGGTATGTCCAACTACTCGATGTACGAGATTGCGAACGGCAATACTAGCAAGTTTTATCATGGTGAGCCCGTGATACCGCTTTCTACTGGCTATATAGATGTCCCCGGTGCAGCAGCCGGTGGAACAGTCGGTCTGCTAGGTGTCTTTCAAGGTTGTGAGTACGTTTCGAGTACCACTGGAAAACCTACGTGGAGCAATTACTGGCCTGGCTCTGGTGCGAACAGCAACCATCCAATCAAGGCGTATGTAAACGACGATCCGATGCAGTTGTATGTAATTGCAACGGACGCTTCGTGGACCAGCAAGGCTACGGCTCGTGCCGCAGTTTTTGCTAACGCCAATTTCTCAACCGCTATCACAGGAACAGATTCTACTGGTCTGTCCCTTGGTCGGTTGGCAATTAGTACGATTGCAACCACCGCTGCCCTTCAGATGAGAATCATGGGTTGGGTAGAGGACGCGCTGAACGAGGATTTCTCGGCAGCGGGTATTGGTGCGATTGTCAGGTTGAATAACCACTTCAATAGTAACAATGGTGCTATTGCGGCTGGTACTCCTTCAACCACTGGCGTATAGGAGGGTTGAGAAATGGCTATTAGCAGAGCACAACTCGTTAAAGAGTTGGAACCCGGCCTGAACGCCTTGTTCGGAATGGAGTACGATCAGTACGACCGTGAGCACGAGCAGATCTTTTCGATGGAAAGTTCGGATCGTGCGTTTGAGGAAGAGGTGATGCTGTCCGGTTTTGGGTCGGCTCCCACCAAATCTGAAGGAACTGCGGTATCTTTTGATGACGCGCAGGAAGCGTACACGGCTCGTTACACAATGGAGACAATTGCGTTGGCGTTCTCCATTACGGAAGAAGCCATAGAAGACAACCTTTATGATCGACTTGCGGGTCGATACACAAAGGCTCTTGCTCGTAGTATGAGCCAGACAAAGCAGGTTAAGGCCGCTTCGGTTCTTAATAATGCTTTTTCCAGCACATACACGGGTGGTGATGACAAGGAGCTTTGTGCTACGGATCATCCCCTTGTAAGCGGCAGTACTTTCCGTAACGAGCTTTCAACGGCAGCGGATCTCAATGAGACCAGCCTGGAACAGGCCCTTATTGACATTGCAGCTTTCGTTGATGAACGTGGCCTCAAGGTGGCGGTCAAAGGACTGAGAATGATTGTTCCAAAGGAACTTCAGTTCACGGCTGATCGTTTACTTGAATCTACCCTGAGACCCGGCAGTGCAGACAACGATGTCAATGCTGTCAGGAACATGGGAATGCTTCCTCAGGGTTACGACATCAACCACTTCCTTACGGATACGGATGCGTGGTTCATTATGACCGACGCACCGAACGGCCTGAAAGGGTTCAACAGAACCAGTGTCAGGACATCCATGGAAGGCGACTTTGACACTGGAAATGTCCGGTACAAGGCCCGCGAACGTTATGCGTTTGGCTGGTCTGATCCCCGTGGCATTTTCGGGTCACCCGGAGCTTAACTGCTCGACTAAAGGGGAGAGGGCAGCCTCTCCCCACTTTTTTCTGGGATGAACAGCTCTAGCGACTGCCCCAGCAGACTCTTACAGGACGCTAGAACGAAACCTTTGTAAGGAGGACGGCCAAAATGGCTAATACAACCTTTAATGGTCCAGTCAGATCTGAAAACGGCTTTGAACAGATTTCTGTTGCTTCGGGAACTGGAGCAGTCACCACTAACCTTGATGTCGATACCAGCGGCAATCTGGTTACTACGGGATATGTCTCTGCATATGACAATGTAGTTTCGATTGAGGACGCAACTTACAGCGTTGAATCAACCCAGTCTGGTGCGGTCTTCACCCTTAATCGTGCAGCAGGTATTGTTGTTACGCTCCCGACAGCGGCGGCAGGGCTTCACTACACCTTTATTGTAGGAACCACGTTTACCGGAGCCGGACAGATCAATACGGATAATTCCAGTGATCTCTATTCCGGTTTTGCACAGCTCTTTGATCCAGCAACGGCTGGGGACACCAACACCTTTATTCCGGATGCAAGTGACGATGATACCATTGATCTTGGTACGGCGGCACAGGGCTGGCTGGTTGGCGGGATTATCCGTTTGAAAGCAACCACGGCTGCTGTGTGGCACTGCGAAGCCTTCCTCCATGGTGATGGCACATTAGCAACGCCATTTGAATAGGCAGAGGAGTAGAACATGGCTGATGCTGTAACTGCCACCACTGTAATAGATGGGCCGAAGACTGCCGTTATCTATTGCACCAATACGAGCGATGGAACTGGTGAGTCTGCCGTTACCAAGGTGGATGTTTCAGCTTTGTCCTCTCTTCAGGATGGGACTTCCTGCACGGGAGTGCGTATTCAGCGAATTGTGTTCACGAATGTTGGTATGGGCGTCAAGGTTCTCTGGAACGCCTCTACCAACGTTATTGCAGCACAGCTTCCTGCTGACTACTCGGATACTCTGGATTACTCAGATATCAGCGGTCTTCCGAATGTTGCGGCTTCTGGCGGCAATACGGGGGACATAAAATTCACAACCGTGGGACACGGTAGCGGAGATACTTATTCGATAGTTCTTTATTGCCTGAAGCAGTACTCATAGGATTTAACAGATGTCGGATGACCTGAGCCGGAAGAACGAGCTGGATGTCCTGGAAATTCGCGGAGAGATAAAACTGCTCGGGCAAAAGATAGATACTATCAAAAACAATGATCTCCACCACCTTCAAAAATCCATTGAGGGGGTCCAGAAAGTTTTATGGACAGTTGGGATTCTGGTTCTTGGTCACTTGGGAGTTGCCGTAAAGAATGTTCTCTGGGGTTAGGATGAGGGGATTGATAAATTATGGCTATTTCTGGATCTAAGGATTTTGAGCCTAATGTAGCTGAGTACATAGAAGAAGCCTTTGAGCGTTGCGGCCTGGAGTTGCGAACCGGGTATGATGCCAGGACGGCTCGCAGGTCCTTAAACCTTATGCTTGCCGACTGGGCAAACCGTGGTCTCAACAGGTGGACCATGAAGCGTGTTACGCAGACCTTTGCCGAAGATATTTCTGAGTATCCCGTTGGAACCATAACACTAAGTGTTAGCGCAAGCGGCAGTTTTACCATTGGAGAAACAATTACGGGGGGAACCAGTGGTGCTACGGCCTCTGTAATTACAAAACCTCTTTCGACTTCAGTGACCATAACAGTTCCTTCCGGGACGTTTACGTCTGGAGAAACAATTACGGGGGGAACCAGTGGTGCTACGACCACGACCACGTCGGCGGCTTCCCTGGAAGACACTCAGGCTACTATTGACATTCTTTCCGGGGTAGTCCGGCGCGACAGTTCCGACATATCCATAACAAGGGTCAGTCGGGATGAGTATCTGGCGATTGCTACAAAATCCACCACGGGTCGTCCCACGCAGTTTTATGTCAACCGGCAGATCACCCCCGTTGTAACTGTCTGGCCTGTCCCGGAGAACAGCACGGATCAGTTCATATATGATCGTCTTGTACGCATTGACGACGCCGATGCTTCGGTAAATTCCATGGAAATTCCATTTCGGTTTTATCCATGTCTTGCTGCCGGTCTTGCCTATTACATATCTTTAAAAAGAGCCCCTGAAAGGATTCAGGTTTTAAAGGTTTTGTACGAGGAAGAGTTTTTAAGGGCTGCCGAAGAAGACCGGGACAAGGCCAATATAACTCTTGTTCCTTCCTATAGTTCCTTGAGTGCTGTTTCCTGATGGCTAGGTTTGCTTCAGAAAAATATGCCCTGGGCATATCCGACAGGTCGGGCGCGGCCTACAAGCTCAAGGACATGCGTAAAGAATGGACCGGAATGCTTGTCGGGAAGGATGAGTGGGAAGCAAAACAGCCGCAGTTGACTGTAGTCGCCACTCCCGCTGACCCGCAGGCTCTGAGAAATCCTCGACCTGACAGGACGGAACCGCCAGTTACCGTTCTTCTTGAGTTCAATCCTTTTACTTCCGGGGATAGCGGGTCTGCGGTTATTACCGTCAGTGAACCGGGTCATGGAAGAAGCACCGGCGACACCGTCCGGTTCAGAAGCTGCGAAGATTTTGACGGGTTTACGGAAACGGTCCTTGAAGATTCAGACGGTTACTCCATTACAAAAATAGATTCTGATTCGTACAGCTTTACTGCATCTAGTGGGACGGCTGGAACAGGGGATGTGCGGGGTGGTGGCGGATCCGTTTCCGCAGGTCCCGTAACAGTGAGTGCATAGCATGGCTTTTACGTTTACAACGTTGAAAACAGCAATTCAGGACTACACAGACAACGCCGAGAGCACGTTTGTGAGCCAGTTGTCCCGGTTTATAATAAACGCGGAAGAACGCATTCTCAAGGAGTGTCAACTGGATGATTTCCGCAAAAACGTTACAGGTTCGGCCACCCAGTCCAGTAAATTTCTTACAAAACCAACTGACTTCCTGTCTTCGTTTTCCCTGAGCGTTGTCAACAGTTCCTCAAACGAATTTCTGGAATACAAGCACATTACTTTCTTGCAGGACTACACTCCAGACCCTTCTACGACCGGGACTCCCCGGTATTACGGCGACTGGGACGACGACAGTCTTGTTCTGGCTCCTACACCAGATGCAAATTATACGATGGAGCTTCATTATTTCTATCGTCCCCAGTCCATAACCGCATCTGATGATGGAGCCAGCTGGCTGGGCACAAATGCTGAATTATGTCTTCTTTATGGCAGTCTTGTTGAGGCCTACACGTTCATGAAAGGCGAGCCAGATCTGCTGTCTCTCTATAACAACAGGTTCATGGAATCGTTGCAGTGGCTGAAAAATCTGGGTGAGGGAAAGCAGACTCAGGATCAGTACAGGTACGACAATGTAAGGATTCCTGTACAATGAGAAAAAGTTTAAAAGGATCGAATGTAGCTATCGTGGGCCTTGGCAGCACACAGGGAACCTTTACCTCTTCGGTTGCTAATGGAAAGAGTTTTGATGAAGTGTGGGCCATCAATTCAATGATGGTGCCCATAAAGCATGACCGGGTTTTCATGATGGACCCTGCGTCAAGGTTTCTGGATACGGAAAATGCGGGTTCCCAGACAGAAGCACTCCGCAAGGAGCTGGGAGTGCATCCCGGACCAATATACACCTGCACCCTGGATGAAAGGGTTCCCGGTGCCGTTCTCTATCCCCTTGAAGAAGTGGTCAGGGATACTGGACTTTGCTATTTCAACAATACGGTTCCCTACGCCGTGGCTTTTGCCATTTATCACAAGGTCGAGAAACTTTTCCTGTACGGGATTGACTATTCATACAAATCCAATCTGGTAATGGCAGAAGCCGGGAGGGCCTGCACGGAGTTCTGGCTTTCTGCGGCTATTGCGCGGGGCATGGCAGTCGAAGTGGCGCATGATTCCACGCTTCTTGACACAAATGTGCCCGAGGAAGAAAAACTCTACGGATACCATCGGCTTGACGATCCTCTGGTCATGTCTGTCTCGGATGGTTCTTTGACAGTGGGCAAGAAGTCAGATTCTTCTCCCCCAGAACCCATGGACGAGCCGGTTCTTTATGGCAGGCATGACAAGGTGGTTTCTTTAAAGGAAGCAGTAAATGTTTGACATGGATATTTCGCTTTCTGTAGGCGAAGTTGATGTAATAACAACGGATAACAGGGGTCTTTCTGTTGAAGAAGTTGCTCAAAGGGCGGTTGACAAGATACTTTATGTAGCTGAAGACGCCCCGGAGCCTCTTCGTGAGCAGGCAAAGGCTTTTAAAGATACCGTTCGTGAGGTTATAGTCTATTATATGAAACATGCCGTGGATCAGGACAGGGCTACGGTTGCTGCCAGGTTGCGGGAAGCCGGTTATTCTGAACTGGCAAAAAATTTAAGGAGTTTATGACATGGCAATTACAACGGCTATGTGTACATCATTCAAGGGTGAGTTATTGTCTGCCACCCATGATTTTGACGCTTCTGGTGGAAACAGCTTTAAACTGGCTCTATATGCCATAGGAAGTGGGGGAAAGAGTTCTACCACAGCAACCCTGGGGGCCTCTACCACAGCCTTTACTACCACAGGGGAAGTTGCGTCCAGTGGCAGCTATGCTACCGGGGGATCTGCATTAACCAATGTAAATCCTGCTACTTCAGGAACTACCGGATACACGGACTTCGCTGATCTTAGTTTTACAACGGCCACTATTACAGCGAGAGGAGCCCTGATCTATAACGACACAAACAGTGACAAAGCTGTCTGTGCGCTTGATTTTGGTGGGAATAAAACCAGTACGGCGGGCACGTTTACGGTGGCCTTTCCTGCTGCTGCCGCAAGTACGGCGATTATCAGGATCGCGTAGGAGATAATGCTTTGGCAAACATCACAGGCTGGGGAAGGGGCACGTGGGATGAAGGTGCGTGGAACTCTCCTCTTGCCGTCGATGTTACGGGCGTTGCGGGTACAGGTGCCATTGGCACAGTTACCGTTCCGATCAGTGTCTCCGTTACGGTTACGGGCGTTGCGGGTACAGGTGCCCTTGGTACAGTCACTCCTGCGGCTGGTGCTGGCGTTACGGTCACCGGTGTCTCGGCTACGGGATCGCTTGGCACCGTTACAGTTACGGCTGGCGCAAGCGTCGTTCCCACAGGTGTTGCTGGCACGGGCGGACTTGGTTCAGTTACGGTTACGGGGGATGCGCCAAGTGTTACGGTCACAGGCGTTGAGGGCAACGGTGCAGTCAGCGCCGTCACAGCTTCGATCAGTGTCTCCGTTACTCCAACGGGTGTGTCGGCTACAGGAGCCACAGGAGAATCAAACGTCTGGAGCCTTATTGATGAATCACAAACACCTGGCTGGTCTGCGGTTGACGATGCACAAACACCTGGCTGGTCTGCGGTTGACGATGCACAAACACCGGACTGGACAGACATAGCAGCATAGGAAAAGATTATGGCTTCTACATACACAACTGGTTTCAGTTTAGAAAAAATAGGTTCCGGGGAACAGGCGGGTACCTGGGGCACGACCTAAAATCATAACTGGGACATCGTGGACAGGCTGGCTTCGTACACGGCGATAGCCCTGAGCGATGCTTCTACAGCTACCCTGACTGTTCGGGAGGCGTCTCCGGGTTCTGGCACCGAGAACCTTCAGAACGGAATGTACCGTGCAATCAAGTTTACGGGGTCATTAAGTCAGGACTGCACGATTACGATAGCCCCAAATACAGCGCCCGCCTGGTTTATCATTGAAAATGCCGCTGGGGACGACATCATTCTTTCTCAGGGTTCTGGAGCAAACGTCACCGTTCAAAATGGTAAAAACGTCATTGTCTACTGCGATGGAGCGGGAAGTGGCGCAGCAGTTGTAGACGCTCTGGCAGACCTTCAGATCGGGACACTGGAGTGTACTGGGGCGGCGGCGATTGACGGGGCTGCAACCTTTAGCAGCACAGTCACGGTTGGCGTCGATGACACAGGTTATGATGTCAAATTCTTCGGAGCGACTTCCGGCGCATACATGCTCTGGGATGAAAGCGCCGATGACCTCAAGCTAGTTGGCGCGGCAGGGCTGACAGTCGCTGGTGATATTGATGTAGATGGTACGACCAACCTTGACGCAGTGGACATTGACGGAGCCACTCAAATTGACGGGACCATCACCGTAGGCGTGGACGACACAGGCTACGATGTCAAGTTCTTCGGAGCGACCTCTGGCGCATACATGCTGTGGGATGAAAGTGCCGATGATCTGAAACTAGTTGGCGCGGCAGGGCTGACAGTCGCTGGTGATATTGATGTAGATGGTACGACTAATTTAGATGCAGTGGATGTAGACGGTGCGGTTAACTTTGCAGCAGACGTAACCTTTGCCGATGGTGCTGATATTATTACTGCTTCTGCTGGCACCTCAAACTTTAGGGCAGGTGTCAATGCAGGTAACTCAATTGAATCAGGCGGTAATTATAACGTAGCTGTTGGTGATGAAGCTGGTACGGCAATCACGACAGGCGATAACAATGTTGTTGTAGGTTATACTGCTGGTGACGCTATCACAACAGGCTCCGGTAATGTTATGGTTGGGTATGCCTGTGGCACTGCAAATACTACAGGTATCTATAATACTGCTGTCGGCCATCAAGCACTGGCAACAGCTATAACAGACAATCGAAACGTAGCTGTTGGATATAACGCCCTTCTGCTCTGTGAGGGAGGTGGAAGTAATGTGTTTGTAGGTTCTTATGCTGGAGATGCACTAACCACTGGCGATGAAAACACATGTATGGGAGATAATGCTGGTACGGCAATTACGACAGGAAGTGATAGTGTTGCATTTGGTTCTAATGCTTTAGCAGCCAACACAACTGCTGATAATAACACAGCGATAGGCATGCAGGCACTCAAAGCAAATACAACAGGCACCATGAACACTGTCCTTGGTAAAGATGCTGGCTTGGCGATAACTACAGCAGAAAATAATACCTGCATTGGATTTGCCACTGGTGATGCTCTTACAACGGGTAACGGAAATGTTCATATTGGTGGTGGTGCTGGTGGCGCACAGACCACAGGAACCAGTTCAATCTGCATTGGAGTAAATGCTGGTAGCAATCTCGTTGATAACACTGCTGGCAACGCCATGATTATTGGATATGGAGCGCAGGCAAGTGCATCAAATGTTGGTGGTCACGAACTGGTGCTTGGCCCCGGTACAGCCAAGGGAGTTAACACAGCATTCGTAGTAGCTGGTGGATCTGTCTACAAAGGTGACAACGGCACAGCTTGGGCGCAAACCTCTGATCGCAGGATTAAAAAGGATATCCAGCCAAACACAAAAGGTTTGGCAGAAATCTGTCAGGTTGATCCAAAAACTTTCCTATACAAGTCTGACGAAGAGCTTCACGAGATTCCAGAGTTTGTAGGTTGTGCTGAAGGATTG